CTTGGCAGGGACAAGAGCGGGATCAAGGTGGATAAGAGACATTGCTTCGTTCCTTCTGTTTGTATTTCCTACTGCCTCAGGCCCGGTAAGCCTTGCGGCTGCCGGGCACGAGGGCGAGGTGAAAGAGTATCAATCCTCTTTGAAATTTATAAACATGACGGTGCAGGATCGATACGGGCGGAATTCGATCATGTCGCCATTGCTCCAAGTCTTGCCGCGTACGCCAGTCAATCCGATCGCGGCTTTTGCCTTGCGCATCAACTCGCGTCGAAGCAATTTATTTGCTTTCAAATAGCTGCCATCGGTTGATCCTGTATAGCCATAATGCGTCAATTCAGGCATGGCGACGGTCGCGCGCTTGACCCAGCAATAATTCGCCTCGCCTGCGAACGTATCAGTATATTCGATTTCGTAGCTATTCATTTGCTTCGTTCCTTCTGCTTGCTTCTACCGCCTCAGGCCCGGTAAGCCTTGCGGCCGCCGGGCATGAGAGCGAGGTGAGAGAGGTTATTGGCGGATAATGTAAGCCAGTACTTCGTTCCAGTCGTCTGTCACAAGGCAGCTGTTTCCGGTGATTATAATTCCGTCCTTTATTGGCAGGGCAGTGAATCTGGGATATTCATTGCCGTGTTCACGTAATGCAGGATCGATGTAGTCAATGAAGATCTGCATATGCGCGTTGCTGTAGCTTGGGCAGATGTCATGATGCCAAGAGGTATCCTCAAATCCTTCCGGCAACTCCGGCATGTCGGCTGCGGGATAATCGGGGAATTCCGTATTGAACGGCATTTGCTTCGTTCCTTTGTGTTGCTTCTACCGCCTCAGGCCCGGTAGCCTTGCGGCGCCGGGCACGAGAGCGAGGGGATGAAAGGATCAGTCTTTATTGCTTGCCCACACCTGCCACACACCGCGTTCATCGTTGTAAAAGACCTTGCCGGGATAATCTTTCGAAGCTTCAATGGCCTTGGCGCGGGTTTCGTGCTCACTGACAACATGGCTCAGATTCAGGATATTGTGGTATGTGTGACGATCGAAAGTCATTTGCGTTGCTCCGTTGTGTGCTTCAGATATCAGTATGTAGCCTTAACCCGACATGTAGTTCAATGGCGAATTGCATGTAGTCAATCACAAACACGTTAGCGAAGGATTAATGCATCGTGGCTCCGTTCAAACGCGTGCGGCCGATGGCTCATGAGCGCGATCCGAATTATCGCACCGGCCGGCCGACGACGTACAAGCCGGAGTATTGCGATCAAGTCGAAGCATGGATGGGCAAGGGACATTCGCTTACCTCATTCGCAGGATCGATCAAGACGAACAAGGATACGATCTATGCATGGATGAACACGCATACAGAGTTTTCCGACGCGGTAAGCCGTGGTCATGCCGCTCGCCTTGTTCCGTGGGAAGAGAAGTTATTGCATGCAGAGAAAGGTGGTGAAGTCGCTGCGACTATCTTTGCGTTGAAGAACGTTGCACCCGATGAATACAGAGAGGTGCGCTACGCTTCATTTGACCACAACATCAAGTTAGACACGTTATCCGATGAACAGTTGCTTGCAATCGCAAGTGGAAGGCGGCCGGCCGAGGTTGGCGCCATCGACGTGCAGTATAATCGGCTGCTCGAGCGGCCGAAGCCGTACCGTGAGCCGAAGGGTAAGCGCGGCAAGGGCAAGCGCTGATCTGTTTGGGGACTGAGTTGGGGACTGGCGTCGAGCAATCCGCCGATTCTCCTTGCATATCAATGAGATGATGACATGCTATGGCGGACGCCCACTCCGCCGAACAGGCTCGGCGACCGCCGGTCGACGACCGGCCGGAGGGCGGGGAGGGGGAAAAATTTTCTGGCAAGGGACTCCTATTTTTAAATACCCCCCTACATTTGCCATACACGTAAACTAGCCTTCCGATAATCAGAAAACACCGGGAGGTAGCATGAATAACATAATTCCGTTCAATGAAGATATTCAGGGTGATCTATTTGGGGTTGAAGACAGACCTGACGAAGACAACATCAGTACGAAGAAGCTTGGACGGTATGCTGAGTTTCTTATCTGCGCCGAGTTGTCGAAGCTGGGTTACGATGTTTGGCATTGTGACGCGCCTGGGTTTGACGTCATTTTTGTAACTGAAGAGCGGAGTTTACGTATTCAGGTCAGGAGCACGACACATATTGAGAATGGTCATTGTATGTGGATGCTTCGCAAGGGTTACGGTAATCGTGACAAGACGAATTACATCAAGACGCGGCCTATTGATCGACGCGATGCCGATTTGATTGCGTTACATCATCTTGTGTTGGGTACGACTGTTTTTATTGGGATTGACGATATATCGGCTGGTGGAGCCATACGTTTGCCTATCAGTCAGGTTAGGAATCATGATTTGAGCGAGAGCCTGGAGCGGGTTCTGGCCAGATTATAGGAGCTTTTGTGATGTACATTTGGTACCGCAGTTACAGGATGGGGCCTGGCAAGAATGATTCGGGTGTTGTGATTCGCGATGCGACGGGTGCGGTGATTGGCAATGCGACGTCGTACCGGACCGGGCAGTCGTTTATTGATGCGTGGATCGTCGCTCATCCGTGAGGTGTGGTACAGCCATATTGATAGCGCGTAGCATTGAGGCTGGTTGAGAGGATGATCATGAAACGCTTATTGCTTGGCACGACTTTGCTGCTATGTAGCATTCCGTCTGTGGCGGCTGCGACGCAGCGGGTTTGGATTATTGAGTTTGGGTCGTTGCCGGCTGCGAGCGGCGCACTGATGCAGATTGCCACTTTGCCGTGGGTAGCGAAGCAAAATCTGGACACGACGGCGGGCGTGCAGACGAGTGCGGCGTTCAATTTTTCGACGCGCTATATCCGGATTATATGTGAGGTTCAGTGTGCGATCAGGGCGGATGGCACGGCGGCGGCGGCGACGGATTTGCCGTTGCCGGCTTACACGGCGGAATATTTCGGGGTTCAGCCTGGCAAGACGTTGAGTGTGATAGCGGCGCCGTAGGCCGCCATTTGCTCGATATTTTGCAGGTGAGCCGGGCAAGACGCTCAGTGTCATAGCAGCGCCATGAGGTTATCGTTATGATAAGCAGGCGAAAACTATTCTGGATTCCGTTTTTGTCGATTGGATTGTTTCCTTCCTTGGCCTGGGCATTTGGTCGTTTTTCGACGATGGGCCATGCCAGGAAGAAGGGTGGGGGTCCTTGACGAGTTATTGTTATTGACAGGCTAGCGATTACAGAGGAGGTGGTTATGGCGGCGGTACCGATTCAGATCAGTGGTGTGTTGTACGACAAGACGGCGCGGACGCAGCAGAGTGTGGTTCTGGTGGGTTCGGCGAGCATTGTCGGACTGAGTGTGGGCGGCGGGCCGATCGTGCCGCCGGAGGAGGTGCCGCCGGACAGTGGCAATATGCCGGCGCATCCGATCGTGCCGCCGGGTGGCTATCCGCATCCCGAGCATCCCATCGTGATCCCGCCGGAGCAGCCGCCGGTCGAAGGTCAGCCTCCGGGCAAGCCGACTTTTCCCATTTGGGGACCTCCGGGTGTTGAGCTACCGCCGGGGACTGGGTATCCGCCTGTGGCTGGACATCCTTTACCAGAACCGCCGGATCAACCGGGAGCCAGGCCTATCTTCGGCTGGGAAGCCAAGGTGTTCTGGACGCCGATGACGGGTTGGGGTGTGGCCATTTTCCCAAAGGACGAGACACTGGTTCCAACGCCAAGCAAGAGGTGAGACATGGCGAGGAAGATGAAGAAGAAGGCTATTGCCAAGAAAGGCAAGGTTGCGCGGCTGAAATTATCATCGGCCTTGGCCAAGACTTTAGCCAAACGATCGAGCCGAGGGAGATAGCCATGGCGATGTCGGAGGATGATGCAAGGACGAAGTATTGTCCTCTGACATTTGCCAGGTCGGACTTTGATACCAATTCTACGGTCAGCGGCATTACGATGTCGGGTAGCGGGCCGCATTTGTGCGTTGCGAGCCAGTGCATGGCCTGGCGGTGGCAAGCGCAGGGGAAGAAGCCTCCGGATAATTCGCCGATTTATGGTGACTGCGCTTTCTTTTCTTAAGGAGGATGGCATGGGCCGATTCAAGGACATGGTGCGGGATCGCAGCAGCGATCGCGGCGCGGATTCCTATTGTCATCATCGCCTCAGCGATCCGGACGAGACGGTGCGGCATGGCGAGGACAAGAGCGTCGATCCTTATGGCAAGGATGACATCGGCAATCCCAAAAATGGTCCTGGTTTTCGGTCGGTACCGTGGGGTCGTGACGACGATTGATCGATCGATTGCGGATCGATGAACAGAAGCTACCAGCAGGACGCCGCGGCGCTGATTGTCGCGCGTCGGCGGCTGCGCGAGAATCTCGATGCTTGGGCGGAATGGAATGGCTTCAAGCCGGCGGCGCATCATCGGCTGATTAACCGGAAGCTTGAGCAGGTCGCGAACGGCGAGATCAAGCGGCTGGCGATCTTTGCTCCGCCAGGGAGTGCCAAAAGCACATATACGAGCGTTCTGTTTCCGCCTTGGCTATTGGCCCGGAATCCAAAAGCCTTGATCTTGGCCGCCAGCCATACTACGGAACTGGCAGAGCGCTGGGGGCGCCGGGTCAGGAACATCATCACCGAGCATGAACAAACGCTTCATATCAAGTTGTCTGAGGACAATCAGGCCGCCAACCGATGGTCATTGGAGGAAGGCGGCGAGTATTATGCAGCCGGCGCCGGAGTCGGTATTGCAGGTTTCCGAGCATTATATGGCATTATTGACGATCCAATCCGATCACGCCAGGATGCAGACAGTTTGCTCATTCGCAATCGGCTTTGGGATTGGTACCTTAACGACTTTCGCCCTCGTCTGGTACCTGGGGCTCGTATAGTTTTGATAATGACACTTTGGCACGAGGATGACCTTGGTGGCCGTGCCTTGAATCATGAGCCATGGGAGGTGTTGTCGTTACCAGCCATTGCCAAGCAGGATGATGCCTTGGGGAGAACTCCGGGACAGCCATTGTGGACCGACGATGATTATGGCTATGGTGGACAATTGCTCACGATGCAGCAAACCACACCGCCGCGGGTCTGGTCGGCTCTTTATCAACAGGCCCCGGCTCCCGACGAAGGCAATTTCTTCAAGGAAGAATGGCTAAAACCCTGTGACATCGTTCCTCACTCTTCTAATTTGCGAGTGTACGGCGGAAGCGACTATGCTGTTACCGCCGACGGAGGAGATTACACTGTCCATGCGGTCGTCGGAGTTGACCACCTCAACAATCTGTATTTGCTTGATGTGTGGCGGCGTCAGGCCGCAGCAGACGAGTGGATTGAAGGCTTCTGTGATCTTGTGCAGAAGTATCGGCCCTTGGAATGGGCCGAGGAAACCGGACAGATCAGATCCGGTGTAGGGCCGTTTCTTGAGAAACGGATGACGCAGCGCCGGCTGTATGTCAACCGCACGCAGTTTGCATCACGTAATGATAAATCAGTGCGAGCACGGTCCATCCAGGGTCGCATGGCTCTGGATGGGCTGTACTATCCCCGGCATGCGCCGTGGGCGGCGGATTTCCTGGCGGAGATATTGAGCTTCCCGGCAGCCAAATGGGATGATCAGGCCGACGCCCTAAGTTTGGCAGGTCAGCTGATCGACCATATGCACATCGGCTATGCCGGCAAGCCCCAGCGGGGGCCGGTCAAGCCGAAGGATGGGTACAGCAGCGAGCGTCGGCTCAAGACCGTGGACGCGATGACTCTATAGAGTATAGGCCATTTCATGCCCGAACAAAACAGAGGTTATCCGCCGTTGGCTAATTTGCCGACGGGCATACAACTGCCTCCACCACAGCCACAACCGGTATTGCCTTATAGTGTCTTGATGGAATTGTCGCGGCGACTGCATGACATGCAACCACGGCAGAAAATGATCATCGATACGCCTACCTATGCTGTGGGGATTAGAGGTTGATGCCTGATACCTATCCGCCGCTATCTCAGCTTTCATTGATGGATCGGATCAGGAGTGGATTATCCAATCTTGGGCAATTGAACAGAGGTCCTGTTACGACTTCGACAGGAGTAACGATCACGCCAGAAGACATCAACCGAGCCATGGGTCTCGGGATGGCATTTTCCGGGGGAGGACTCGGCATCAAGGCTTATCACTCCTCGCCTCACATCTTCGAGAAGTTCGATCTGTCGAAGATCGGGAGCGGCGAGGGCGCGCAGGCTTATGGACATGGCATCTATGCCGCCGAGAATCCGGCGGTCAGCGGGCAGGGTGGCGAATATTGGAATAGTTTCCTTCATAGATTTTCACCGGCTGAACGAGCCGCGGCAGAGCGATTACAGGCGCATGGCTTTGATCGCGAGGCTGCTGCTAGAAGTGCAGCTAGAGATGTACGCGATCGCGAATTGATGCATGAGGAAGAACCCACATCTTATAGTCAACAGATGCTGGAACAACGACGGCAGGAAAAAGCTATTCTCGAAAGCGGCCAGCCAGTCGGTCCTCGCACATATGAATTGAACATCAACGCTGATCCGCAAAGCTTGTTGAATTGGGACCAGCCGATCGGCACGGAGATGGCTGATAAAATCAGGCAAACCGTTCCCAACGTGCCGCTTTATGAGAGAGCTGCTAATCCGAATCTGACGGGTGAGGCGTCTTATCGGGCCTTGAGGAGTGCAGTAGGCAAACCTGGTGCGTCAAAACTTCTTGAGAAAGCCGGCATTCCCGGCATCCGATACTGGGATCAGATGTCGCGCAAACTGGGCCAAGGCACTTCTAATTACGTCGTCTTCAATCCCGGCTTGATCGATATTCTCAAGAGATACGGCATTGCCGGAGCGCTTGGGACAGGTGCAGTAGCAAGTCAATACGACAATTCAGGCGATTCTAGATGATCTCGCTCGACGAACGCGGCAATCTCGGCCAGTACGATCAGGGTGATTCAAGCGATAATCTCGATGCGTCAGGCAAGAGCAATACATCGACTGTCAAGCGACGACGGGAGTTCGAGAATTATGTTTATGTCAAAGGACGGGAAATCGATGAGCAGAGACTGTCATGGCGTTATTACCATGTCGATCAATGGACTGTTGAACAGCTCAGAGTACTCCGTCGTAGACAGCAGCCTGCGATTACTTTCGACCGTACCGGGCGTAAAATTGACAGCCTCTCAGGGACAATTAGACGGCTTAGGACTGATCCAAAGGTTTATCCAAATACTCCCAACGGAGAGCAGGGAGCCGAGGTAGCCACTCAGGTCATCCGGACCATCTGCGATGCTTCGAGGTCTGAGGATCTTGAGGTCGAGTGCTGCAAGGATGCTCTCATCCATGGCATTGGCGTGTCTGAGCTCAATATACGAAAGGGAGATAAGCAAGATCCTGACATCGTGTTCTCTTACGTCGATCCGAGGACATGGTTTTATGATCCACGTTCGACGCGACCGGATTTCTCGGACACCCGCTTTCATGGCGTTTACAAATGGGCGGATTCCGACGAACTCGAAGCCTTGTTTCCAGGCTCCAAGGACCTAATCCGGCAATCGACCAACAACGATCAGGGCTACTGGACGGCATTCGATACCGATCGCGAGCCGATGTGGATCGATATCTATCATCGCGTGCGCTTGATCGATCATTGGTACAAGAAGGGCAATGTCTGGTATTGGTGCTTGCATACAGGCATCGTCGAACTGGCTCAAGGTCAATCGCCGTTCGTCAATTCACGTGGCCAGTCGATTTCCAAATACAATGCCTTTGCCGCCTTCGTCGATATTCACGGAGATCATTACGGCATGGTGCGGCGGTTGCGCGGTCCGCAGGACGCCATCAACCAGCACCGCAGCAAGGCCATCCATATCATGAACACCCGTCAGGTGATCATGAAGGAAGGTGTGGTCGATGATGTCGAGGTGACGCGACGGGAAGCGGCGCGACCTGATGGCGTTTTGGTGTATCGTGGCGACCGCAAGGATCTTGAGATTGTGTCCCCCGATCAGGAGTTCCTGCAACAGACCAACTACTACCAGGACGCCAAGCAGGAAATCGATACCTATGGTCCGAACCAGCAATTAATCCAGGAATTCGGCCAGAACGTCAGTGGCCGTGCAGCGAACCTGTTGCAGCAGGCCGGCTTGGCCGAGATCGGGCCGATCCTGAAGAATTTCAGGATGTGGAAGCTCGATCGCTATCGGTCCTGCTGGATGGCGGCGCAGAAGTTCTGGACGGCGGATCGATTCCTGCGTGTGACCAATGACATGGGTGTTGCGCAATTCCTTCAGATCAATGGCGTTCAGCTTAATGAATATGGCTTGCCGATGCTTGTTAATATGCTTGGCAATATCGACGTTGAGATCCTTATCGACGAAGGTCCGGACAATGAAACGGTAATGGGCGATGTGTTCGATCTGCTGATGGCCCTGGCACAGAACAATGTGCCGGTACCGCCACAGGCGATTATCGAGGCATCGGCATTGCCGCTGTCGGCCAAGAAGAAGCTGACGGCGATAACCCAGCAGGTTGATCCGGTCAAGCAGCAGGCGCAGCAATTGCTGATGGCCGAGAAGCAGGCCGATGTGCAGAAGAAGCAGGCTGAGGTTGGTAAGATCCAGACCGCATCGATGCTGAATGTTGCAAAGGCACGCAACGAAGGCAGGCCAGCCGCTCCACCAGAGCCATTGACGCATTTGCAGCTTGCCCAGCAGCTTGCTGACATTAATGAGACTAACGCAACGGCGGCCCATAAGCGAGCATCTGCCGCCAAGATTTATCACGGTGCCCTGTTCCAGCCACTCCAAACCTTGGCCGACCATGCCCAGCGCACTGCCGATCGCCATGTGGACAGCCTGCATCGTATGGCTGATCGCCATGTTGATAGCGTTCATCGCCATCTTGATCGAGAAGCCCAGATGCAGCAAGCCAGGATGGCTCAGCAGCCGCCGCAGGAACCGCAGGAATGAAAAAAGCAAAAAAGAAGCCGGTTAAGCGACTGCCCAAGGTTAAGATCACATTGGACGATGTATCCAAAAAGATTGATGTGCTGTTCAAGCGGCTTTCAGAAATTTCGTCAGTCTTGAACGAGATCAAGGCGACACCGCCTGCTTCCGGCGAAACGGAAGCTACGTTGCCGGCTCACGATAATGCCGGGGAGGACGCAAGTGAGTGATACAGACGTTGCACAAGGACAAGGATCACAAAGCGATATAGAATTGTTTCGTGATGCGACTGACAGTCCAACGCTAGAGCAATTCGAGAATCCTAACTTACCGCAACCGCCGCCGGATAAGCCGGTTCAGCAAGCAGAGCGGTCTGAACGTCAACGTGACGAACAAGGCCGGTTCCAAAAAGCTGAACAGGAAGCTCCGGAGCAGGAGGGTCGTATTCCTCCGCACCGGTTGCGGGAAGAAAGCGAGGCCCGGAGACGGGCTGAGCAGGAAATTTCGGAATTGCGGGCGAGGATTGCTGCCTACGAGGTCAATCAGACTCGTCCGCGGCAGGAACCGCCCAAGAAGATCGATATATTCGATAATCCATCTGAGTTTGTACGGCAGGAGATGATGCCGTATCTGCAACAGTTGGAAGCGAATCATCGTCTTCAGATGGAAAGGCAGAGCACGGAAAATGCTCAGCAGCGTTATGGTCATGAGACCGTCGACAATGCCTATAATGCATTGCGCGGCGGTATGGCCAATAGCGATCCACAGGCGTGGGCGGTTTATCACAGCGCCATGGGATCACATGATCCGTATGGCGTGATCACGAGATGGTTCGTTGATCGCAAGACTTTGTCCGAGATCGGGGGAGACCTGGAAGCCTATAAGAAGACAATCCGGGAGCAAGCCATGCGAGATCCCGATTATCAGCGGCAGGTTTACCAGGCCATGCGAGGTCAGGCGACCACGCAGGTCAATCGTCCGGTTTCAACGCAGCAACCTTTATCCAACATGTCGTCTTCCTTGCCTCCATCGCTCTCGGAAATCGGGACCGCAGGAGCTGAGGATTTCATCCACGATGCTTCTGACGAGGCTCTTTTCCGGGCAGCCGTTTCAGCCAGGCGGCGTCCCAAATAAAGGAAACGACCTTACAGGTCATTGACGCCGCTAACCCACAGGGGTTGCGGCCATGCTCACTACCAATCATGTTGCCAATGAACTCATTAAATTCCGAAGAGAGGTCATTTCCGACTTCCTGCGGCGGTCTCGTTTTGACCCTTTTATGGGAGATTCATCTACATCAGTCATTGTCCGTTTGGCCGATCTGGAAGCCAATGGCAAAGAGATTAATGTTCCTCTCGTGACTCAATTGTCGGGCATGGGTGTCGGTGTCGGTACCTTGCGCGGCAATGAGGAAATGATGGACTCTTACGGCTTTCCGATCTGGGCGGACTGGGCACGCAATGCCGTGGCCAACAACAGGGCGGTCAACAAGGAATCGTCGTTCGATGTGCGGTCTACCGCACGCAACCTCTTGCGTGGCTGGTCTCGTCGCATTATTCGTGACGATCTTGTCGATTCCCTGATGGCGATTCCGACCGGATCGATCCAGGCCAATCGCTTCACGTCTCCTGGCAATCGTGTCAACGGCATCAGGTGGAGTGCAGCGACGGCGGCCAACAAGAACTCATGGACGGCGGCGAATTATGATCGCGTGCTGTTCGGCAAGGATCTTGGCAACTATTCGGCAACCTTTGCCACGGCGATTGCCAACGTTGACGGCACCAATGACCTGATGACGGCGGCCAATGGCTCGCTGATGAAGGCCATGGCCAAGCAATCCGGCATGGATCCAGGTACGGCGACATATAACGGTCGTCCGAAGATCACGCCTTGGGAAATCGAAGAACTCGACGAGGAAATGTATGTCTGCTTCGTCGGGGACCGCTGCTTTGCCCAGTTGCAGGCCGATCCGACCATGTACCAGGCCAATCGCGATGCCCGAGCTCGTGAGAGCAATGCAACCGGAACTAATCCGATCTTCACTGGTGGAGCTCTGCTCTATGACGGCATTCTCTACAAGAACATTCCGGAGATTACCTCCAGATTGCTTCTGGTAGGGGCCGGAGCAGGTCCGGTTGACGTTGAGCCGGTGTTCCTGTGCGGTCAGGCAGCCATGGCCTATGCCATGGGTCAATTGCCGCGGCCGACGACGCTGGAAGACGGCGACTATGAGTTCGTCTTCGGCATCGGCATCGAGGCGCAATACGGTGTGGCGAAGGTTGCCAAGGCACCGCAGTTCTCGTCGTCAGCGCCATCCAGCGATCTGGGCAATCTGGTCGACTGGGGCATGGTGACTGGCTTCATGGCAGCTCCTGCCCATACCTGACAATATCATCACCCCGCCCTTATTGGCGGGGTTTTTCTCATTTCAGAAAGGATCTCACAATGGCGACCACTCGTAGAATCGCGCTCCAGCCGATGGCTGGAAACTATTCGTCTGCGCGTACCAAGAAAGTTCTTGGACCGAACGCCTTTATCGGTGGCGTTCATGTTCCTGGCTCGCTTGTGGTGCTTAATACAGATGTAACGGGTGCGGGCAACGCAGTTGTTGCATTCAGGGTACCGGCTGGATTCGTTGCAACTGGTATCAACATGACGGTTCCGGACATGGATACCGGCACCACACTGACCATCTCGGTTGGTGATAGCGGATCTGCTGGCCGGTTGGTTAGTGCGTCGACTGTCGGGCAGGCCGGTGGCTCTGTGACATCGCTTGCGGCATCTGGAAGCTATTATCAGTTCCCAGTTGACACGGACATCCTTGTGACGTTTCCGGCGGCATCGACGGCTATCCCGTCGTCTGCAACTTCTGCAACGATCACGAATTTCTTCCTCGAAGGTTTTGTCGCCTTCCCATAATGAATGGAGGAATAAATGTCTATGAAGAAAGTCAGTGTGACCTACCATGCTGTCAAGGGTGATGACAAGGTGACGGAAGCCTTTGGCCATACCTTCTTCGACGGCAAGGCAGAAGAGGTGATTGTCAGTGCTGCAGCACTCGACAAGCTTCGTAATAATCGAAATTTTGAAGTCGGCAAGGACAGTGATGTTTCCGAAGCTGATCTCCAGAAAGCAGCAGTTGCTAAGGCGGCGGCTGACACTAAGGTTGAGCATAAAGGCCGCTGATCATGGCTTTGACCTACACGGCTGAACAAGTCATCAACAAAGCGGCCGGTGATCTCGGGCGCTGGGTGCCAGGTGAGGCACTCGGCGCCGTCGAGCACGATACAATTTCTGATGCCTATGACAATGTGCTGGCGGAAATCAGCAAGATCATTGCCATTAACGATCGCGATGAATGTCCTGCAATTGTTTACGAGGTTATTGCGTCAATGACGGCAGTATTTGCGGCATCATCATTTTCTGGGGCAGCAATTAACTATGTAGATGACATTTATCCATTGGAAGGGAGGCTTCGCTATTTGATTGCCCAGACGCCGACCTATGAACCTCTCACACCGTTTTATTTTTGATGACCAATGTTCCTTTTCCAATGATCACCTTGCCGGGGCAGAAGATGAATGCGTCTGGCGGGCGGCTGATCAATTGCTATCCGGAGCCGTTGGGAGCCACGGCAGGCATGCCGAACGCCTATTGGCGTGTGCCTGGGCTAGACATATGGGGAACTGCTCCATCAGGCAAGTATCGCGGCGGTATCTATAGCCAGGGAACGTTCTATGCGATCTTTGGTGATACGGTTTATTCCTATGGAGGTGCCGGTGCAGGAACGGCACTGACTGGATCGATTGGCGGGTCCAAGTTTTGCTGGCTGGCGGTCAACCAGGCCGCAACTCCGGATATCGCGATCGTATCTCCCGGCATCGGTGCCTACACGTTTCCGGCCGGTACGACCACAATCAATGCCTATCCCGGTGGTGTTGTCGGGACACCGAATTCCGTTGTTTTCCTCGATGGCTTTTTCATCTTCACTTATGGCGACGGGACGACAAGAGCGTCGGATATTAATGCGACGAACATCAATGCTCTGAACTTTGCAACTGCGCAATCCAAGCCTGATACGCTGTACCGGCCACTACCGATGCCGAGCGGGCAATTGTTGCTTTGCGGCTCCAATACCATGGAAGTCTGGGGCGCTCCGATCAATCCGACCGGATATCCGTTTTCCTATATCTCGACCATCTATCGCGGTATTCCAGGGCCATCGGCCATTGCAGGTGCAGAGGATGGCTGGGGCAAGGGCATCTTTTTCGTCGGTGACGATCACAAGGTCTCTACGCTGACGACTTACACGCCAACCCCGATTTCGACGCCGGATCTGGACCAGTTGATCGAGAACGAACCTGACAAGACCAAAATCATCGTTGGTGTTTATGTCAGTCGTGGTCATGGCATGGTGGTGGTTCAATCACCGACATGGTGCTGGGAGTACGATACGACGCTGCAATCCTGGCATGAAAGAGAATCTTATTTGCAGACCTACTGGCGCGGGTATCAGCCGATCAACGTGTTTGATACCTGGCTTTGCGGGGATGTCAAGACATCTAGCTTGCTCGAGATTTCCGGGTCATATCGCAAAGAGGTCGGAGATCCTTTGCGCATGCGGATCGAGACAGGACCGCTTGGCGGATTTCCGTCCATGGTTCGGATTAATGCTATCGAGGTCTATCTGACAAAAGGCGCCAGCGATGCATTGGGAGACGATCCGCAGGAGACCAATGCCAAGATCGAGATTTCGGTATCTCGCAATTCTGGCCAGGACTGGTCTGTTCCTCGTACTCTGGAAATCGGCCGACAATCGATGATGGGACAGCGGGTTCGTGGCGCGATCTGGGGATCGGCCAATATCGAGGGTGTGCGCTGGCGATTCGATGAAAGTGCCGGGATCAATTTTGGCTTCATGGGCGCGGATATGCAGGCGGACAAGTTACGATGAATAAAATCGTTCTTCCTGCTCAGCAAGTTTCAATTCAGGTTCCTACAGGCGAGATCGAACCGGTTTGGTACGAGAAATTGAGAGCCCTTGTCGATTTGGCCAATTCTGGAGGAGGAGGTGGCAGCGGATTTGTAACACTAACAGGAGCTGTGACCGGTTCTGGTACGGGTACTATTGCGACATCTTACGCTAACAATCTTCCGGTTAACAAGCTCAACTCCGGCACGGGAGCCAGCTCATTGACATTCTGGCGAGGAGACGGGACATGGGCTACGCCTGCGGGCGGTGGCGGAATGGCGATCGGTGGTTCAATTACCGGTGCGACACTTGGAAGTATTTTATTCGTTGGTTCCGGTGCTGTACTGGCAGAAGATAATTCCAACTTCTTTTGGGACGATACCAATTTATCGCTTAATCTTTATGGAGAGCCGTTTTTGTACGGCAGTTCGAGTTCGTCTTCCAGTAATGTGTTTGTTGGTAATGCGGGCAATTTTACCCTGACTGGCAACATCAATATTGGCATTGGTTCCCAGGCTGCTTCGTCTCTTAATACGGGGAGTGCCAATGTTGCACTTGGGGGACGGGCGTTGCAGGCAGGTACATCTGCAAGTTCAAATATGGCGATCGGTTATCAGTCTTTGATTGGACTGACAACAGGAGGCGGTAATACGGCTGTCGGTCCCGGTTCATTGACGTCAATCGTGAATGGCGACAACAACGTTGGGATTGGTCACGGTGCTGGATCGTCTTTAAGCGGTACTTCTTCCAACAATCTTTTTTTGGGGCTTTGGCAAGGTCCATCCTCGATAGTGAATAATACAATGGTGTTTTCGGTCGGTACGAATCCAACAATTGATTGGAATCTAACTAAATCAGAGACGTTTTCAATTATGGATTGGTATAATGCAGTCCCGGTAGGTTTTCATATCTACAATAAATCTGACGGCAACTATCCTCCGGTTGATTATGAACGTGCCGTTCTTGACTGGAACGTCACCAGCAACGTCTTTGTCATTGCCACCCAGAAAGGTGGCACTGGTGTTCTCCGCGACATTCGCTACTACAGCGGCGGTCAGTTAGCTATCTACCGCGTTCCAAACGCTACTTCTGACAACTGGTTCGAAGGTAGTGCTGGGAACTTCACCGTTACCGGCTCTGGTAACTTTGGCACGGGAACATCAGCTCTTGCCAGCCTTACCAGCGGGATCAACAATGTTTCAATCGGAGCGGGAAGCAGCGTTAACCTTACTACCGGCAGTGGCAATACATCGATAGGTAGCAACGCCCTGCAAAATAATGTTTCAGGTAACAACAATTTCGGATTTGGTGAGAGTTCACTAATCAACCTTGTTACTGGTAATGGCAATGTTGGCATTGGCCAAAGATCATTACAAGGGCAGACCAGTGGAACTGGTAATGTTGGTATTGGCACCCAATGTTTGTTTCAAAACGTCTCCGGCCAAGGAAACGTTGCTATCGGCACAAGTTCGTTGTTTTCTACCACCAATGATAACAACACCGGGATTGGCAACGCTGCCGGGGCCAATATATCTTCAGGCTCCAACAACACGCTTATCGGTGCCGGCGCAATTATCAACGTTACGTCCGGCAGCAACAATACGACAATTGGTCGTTGGGCCGGCCCATCTTCCGCGATGGCAAACGTGGTAGCACTTAGCGACGGCAACGGCAATTTGCTGCTAGATTACAACTTCACCCACGGTAGCACTTGGACCTTTGCTGTTCCTTTTATGATAACGCCAGTTGCAGTCGCGTCTCTGCCAGCCGCGGGCATCGCAGGCAGGCGCTACTTCGTCACCGATGCCACTGCCACCACCTTTGCATCAATCGTCGCCGGAACCGGCGCTAACAAAGTCCCCGTCTATGATGACGGCACCAACTGGAGAATAGGGTAATGTCAGACCCAGTAGTCTTCATCAACTACTACACTGCCCAAATCCAAAACTTCGTGAAAGTCATCGAAGACCTGCGCACCCAGAACGCCCGTATCACAGAGGACCCGACACTTATCACCGATTACTTCAACGCCCCCAACGCTCGCAAGGACATCGTGGCGCAGGATGTTACCAATGCCCAGAACGCCCTTGTGCAAATCCTCTTCGCCTACGACTCCGGATCGCCCCCGCAGAAATCCGAACTCTTCAAGGTAATCCCATGATCGTCGACCTCACCGTAGAAGAATGGAATCGGTTGCTGAACGCCGCCGCTCTAGCGCCCTATGCGCAAATCGCCCCGATCATCTCCAAGGTGGTCGCTCAGTGCAATCAACAGGAGGCCAACAATGGCAAGATGGAAAGTAACAGCAAAGCATTACATTCACGCGACTCAGTACGGGCAGCCAACGAAGTGGGAACGGCAGGAGACCAATCAGTCAACGGGACGCCTCTTTCGTAAGACCTACAAGGTCCCGTGGGGCTCCAACACAGAAATCGCAGATTTATAAAATGCTTCCATAGAGGGTATAGTTATGGCTGGCTGGTGGGATACGATGTTTGGTGGCGGTTCCGAGAAGGAGGCTGCTCAAAAGGATGTCGCGGCTGCAAATCAATATTCGACGCAGGCATTTCCTGTTCTCAAGACCGGATATGACACTGGCACGGCTGCGATCAATCAGGCAATTGGTGGTTATGCACCATTGACTGAAATGGGAAAAACTTATGGGGCTGTTGCTCCGACGATTGCCGGAGCTCTTGGTGTAGGGAGTCCTGATCAGGTTGCAGCGGCAAGATCTGCTTATACTGCTAGTCCTGAATATCAATTTTCATTAGATCAGGCGCAACAGGCGGCTGAGCGGGCTGCTGCTGCTGGTGGCATGACACGAAGCGGCAATTTGGTCGATGCCGAGCAGAAAAATGCGGTTGGCTATGCCAGCCAGGATTATGGAAATTGGCTCAAGAATTTATTGGCTACTGGTACATTGGGAATGCAGGCATCTCAACTAGGTGCTGCTGGTGCTGGAGCTGGTTATGGAGATCTTGCTAAGCTTGCCAGCGACTATGCCCAGAACCAGGCCAACGTCTATGGCAATGTTGAGGGAGCGACGATCGGTGCCAATAATCTGCAAGCGGCTGGCGAGGCGGCGGGGGCGAAGAACCTGCTCGGGGCTGGCTTGTCGCTGGCATCGTTGGCACTGGGGCCGGCAGGGGGTGCGATGGGTGGTATGGGATCATCGATGCTTAGTGGCTTATTCGGCGGCGGTCAGCCAAGCACAGGCGCGACTTTCGGAGGTTATTCACCTGGCAACACGTCCGGGTATGGATCGGTTGGTGGTCTTTCCTATAGGGCATTTGCATAATGGCCATCAACCCGCTTAAATTCGAAACGCCAGAAGCCTATAGCTCGTTTGATTTCACGCCATTGGCCAATCTCGGCAAGCAAATGCAGCAACAGCAGCAGCAAAAAATGCTTGCCAATCTCGGACAGCAATATGGGCAACCAGATACGACAGGTTCAGATGTAACTGATCCCTTGGCAAGAACGACTTCTGCCTATGGTCCGCCGGGAGCATTTTCTGCTCCTCAATCCAGTGAAGATGTCAGCCGGGCGATTGCCAGGACGGCAGGTAATGCCGGCATGGATCCTGCGTCATGGGCGGCAATTGCGTCGATTGAAAGCAGTCATAATCCAAACAGTAATTATGACAAGTCAACGCAGTACAAGGGATTATTCCAAATTGGATCTGATGAATGGAAAAGTCATGGTGGCGGCGGCAATATTTATGATGCTGGTAGTAATGCTACTGCTGCTGCTGCATTAGCCGCCGAGAATAATGCCAAGTTCAAAGCTGCTTTTGGTCGTGCTCCGACGCCAATCGAGACCTACATGATGCATCAGCAAGGATTTGGTTTCTACAAGAACGGCACCATGACCAACATAGCCGGCAATCCTTATCCCGGCATGAGTGGTCCGCAGACGCCGGAAACATTCCAGGCTGGTTGGGAGCGAGAATTCAATCGCAGAAAGAAGTTTTACGACAGGCAGTATGCAGGGGAGATGGAATAGATGCCAATCAATCCCCTTGAAGTTCCGAATTTCGGTAACGTTCAAGCCTATTCAGGAGGTGCTGATTTCACACCGCTGGCCAAGCTTGGCGATATCTATGCTGCGACACAGGACAGGAATCGGATGCTGTCTACATTGGGACAACTCGGCCAGGATCCGACACAGAACGCCATGCTGATGATCAGGTCCGGCAATCCGGATATAGCTGCGCAAGGTCTGCATTTGATGCAGCAGATCACGGCACAGAAGGATATTGAGCAGCGCCAGGCTGAAAGTGTCAGGGAATTCGAAACTCGAAACAAGATTGCACAGGCTCAGGAAGCCAGGGCTGCGGAAGATGCCAGACGGGCATCGCCTGAATATCGATTAGGCGTAGCCAAGGCGAACAATCTCGATATGAGTGATCCGGAGGTACAGGGATATATCCAAGGTGGTGATTATCCTGGTGTAAAGCCAAATGTTGGCTTGGGTCAATTGACATGGGCGAAGAAGACAAATCCTGATACCGGTGAGGAAGAGGATGTCGCTTATGAACGGGACAAGAGAGGAAATCTTATCGAGGCAAAGCCGCCACCTGGTACAAGACTGGTTCCTCCAACCGAAGTTCTTGAGCAAAAGGCCGAACTGTCGAAAACCAGATCCGATGCCGTTCAAAAACAGGAAGATGCTAAACTTGCTGCGCAGCGAGCTATCAATTCAGCCAATCATATGGATGAGTTGGTGAAGAAATCTTTCCATATGGGGAAATGGGGCAGCGAGCATCTTGCGGATATTCTCCAGCATGCTCCAGAAGGAACGCCTGGAAAAGAAGCAGCCTCCGCTACCCTGGAAATGAGAAATGAAGCTTTGCGAGAGATGATGACTCATGTGAAAGAGTCATTTGGCGGGCGTCCTTCCGATCGAGAAGATCAGTGGATGCTGGAAGCACAAGCTGCTGTTGGTGCTGATTTACGGACACAGCAGAACATCATTAAACGAGGTCGAGATCTCGCTAAGGAAAATTTGTTCGTCGCCAAGAAGACTGCGGAAGATATGCGAAGCGGTGCCTACTACAAGAAGGGCTATGTTGCACCTGAGATTCCGACTGAGGTGACGCCACCAGCACCGGCAGGAACAACGCCACCTCCAGCTGCTACATCTCCGCAAGATGCTTCTCTGGCAGATATCATGCGTGAAAAAGCTCGTAGGTTGAAGGCAGCCAAATAGATGGTTGATCTTTCTAATCTGACAAACGAACAGCTGGATCAACTTTATCAGCAAAAGAAAGGGGAATCGCCATCTCCAAGTTCAGGAGCCGACCTATCAAAACTTTCTGATGAGGACCTGGATAAGCTCTATCAAAGTAAAAAGACAAATTGGTCAGATATTCCAGTTTCAGCAGCCACGCATTTCTTGCCCGATGTCGGTTATCAGATATCTGGCATGGCTCAGCAAGCTTATGGCACGGCAAAGACGATTGCTCCTTATGTCGCCAAATGGGGTCCGCTAGCACCTACTGCGATGGCGATTGATGCAGGTAAGGCTATCGAGAATGATCCCAGCATTCTCAAGACAATTCCAATGTCAGTCTGGAGGGATCTCAAAGAACATTACGGCAGCATGGAAAACATCAAGCACACCATGGCCACGGAGCCGGCCAGGTTCCTGATGGATGCATGGTCGCTTGCTGAAGGAGGGGCCGGACTTGCAAGGGGTGGTGCTGGAATAGCTAGAGATATTGCAGGGATTCCAAGAACGCCTCCACCAGTTCCGCCGGTAATGCCTCCGCCAATCCCGACACCAAGAAGTGAAGCTGCGGAAGCTGCACAACGATTAGGTCTTCCTATTCCTCGTGCGATTACCAGCGAGAGCGCGCCTGCCAGGATCATGTCGCAAGTTGTTGCCAAGCTTCCCTGGATCGGCACGCCGGTTCGGGAAGCTGTCCAGGCCGTTCCATCACAGATGGCCGGCAAGGTTGAGGAAATGGCGTCCGGATTTGGGCCCAAGCAACCCGTCAACATTGTCGGTGGTGGTATTCAGCAGACACTTGGCGAGGCTGGACGAGCAGAGGCGGCACAGGCCGCGGCCAAAAAAACGGCAAGCGACAAGGTTGCAAAAGCTGCGATCAAGCAGCGAAATGAGGCTGAGAAGGCTAATTGGGAACGCGATAATCAAGAACGTGAAGCCGCAATAAGGGATGTTGAAGTCCAATCGCATCAAAATGCTGAACGTGTTTTTGGTAACGTCCATCCGACAGAAATGGCCGATCGAACGATTAACGAGGTTCAGCAGGCACATAACGAGGCACGTGCAGCCGATCAGGCTAATTGGGAACAGGTTCGCAATCTCAATGCACCGACCAGTCAGCGAGCGCTGGATAATCTGCATGGCGATATCGATCAGGGATTGGCCAGACGAGGAGTGACGATAAGCGCAGAAACGACACCAAATGCTCGACGTATGATGCAGGAAGTCGAAAGGCTGACACCTGGAGCCGAAACACCAGCAACTCCACCAACTAATATTCATCCTCGTGTCATGTCGGCTCTGGAACGTGAATATGGTGTTGGAAATGTTCCAGATGAAGCTATTCGAGCGGCTGGAGGAACGCCAGGGACACCAGAAATTCCAGGTACACCTCCAGACTTTCGCCTGATGGGCGCTCATGCTCCCGCTCCAGGAGACACGCATATCACTGCTCAAGGCTGGGATGCTCTGCGCAAGCGCATCGGTGATATGGCCTATAACGCCCAGACGCCAGAAGACATGCGAGCATCGAATGCTGTCAAACATCTATTCGAGCAGAAGATAGCCGATGCCTTCGATAATCATTTGCTTCCTGGCGGAGATCCTAATGCCAATCAGACGATTCGTGATGCCGTTGCGGGGCATCGAGCCTTCAAGGAACGGTTTGGGTATAATTACGAGAATTTCCCGAGTGGAACGCGTCGCCAAGCCGCAAGCGAACTAAACCAAATGGCGACTGGAAATGCAGGTCCGACAAATATCGCCGGGAAGATGACTAATCACGAAGTTTCACATGAACTCCTGCAAAGTATTTCAGGAGCAGTCAGAAATCCAGGTGCGGTTAGAGATCGATTGCGTGGTGCTATTTGGCGAGAAACAAATACTGGAACTTCGCAAGCCGTTGCCAATAAAATTGCAGATTTGCGCGTTTCTCCAATTGGACGTGAATTATTCACGCCAGCCGAACTCGATCAGATGCACCAGCATGGCAGCATCAGGCAGCAGGCAGAGGTTGCACTCAAGCGATCAGCAGATATTGCCAAAGAAAACAAGCCAAAGCCGATCAAGTTCAAGGCTGAGCCGCTACCATTGCCAGGCAAGGCCGAGACGCTAGCGAAAAAGGTGCTTGGCTATAATCGCGGCGAAGAACAGATTTATGGTGCCGTTGATCAATTTGCAAAAAACGATCCGAAGAATTTTGCCAGAACCTGGGGTCGTATGACAGATGCCAATCGGAAGGAATTCACGGCTTCATGGCTGCGTCGCATGGGTGGCGAGGGAGAGGCGTTCAATCCAACGGAATTCGTCAAGAATTGGGAAAGCTATTCGGACCAGGCTAAGGCTGTGATGCTTGATCGCGGTCATCGCCAGACTATGAATGATATCGCCACCAATCTTAGGGAATACGGAGATAACATCAAGAAGTATGGCAATCCGTCTGGAACGGCTCAAGCTACAATGTATCAAAAAATTCTATTCGGTGGACCAAAGGCAGCGGCTACATTAGTTGGCGCTGGTGCGCTTCATGCTCTTGGTGGTCCAGTTGGTGTTTTATTGGGTGGTCTTGGTGCTCGTAAGTTCTCTCTTTACATGGCAAGCCCTGAAAGAGCACAACAAATTGCACGCTGGACGCGATTGGCAAAGGCTTATCAAAAAGCACCGAGTCCGGGTGCATTGAATGTCCTAGTGACCCTTACCCGGAATTTGCATAGTCAAAAGGATTGATTGGAGGTTGTGGTGGCTGGAACAATCAACCTGAGTCTCACCCAGCAACTCGACGAGTTCGGACAGCCGCTATCTGGCGGCCAATTGTACTTTATCCAAGCCGGGACCGTCGCCACGCCGCAAAATGCCTATCAGGATCAGGCGCTGACCATTCCGACGACGAATCCGATCGTACTCGACGCTGCGGGCAGGATCCCGCAATTTTTCCTGGCAGATGGATATATCAAGGTACGCCTGCAAGATCGTTATGGGGTGGTTAAATTTGTTGCCGATCAGCTCCTGGTAATTGGACCGTCATCAGGAGGTGGTGGGGGCGGTGGCGGAAGCGTTGACCCAACCACCGTTCTCCAAACGGGCGATATCAAAATCCGATATGACGCCGCAATCCTGACAGGCTTTGTACGGTTGAATGGATTAACAATCGGTTCCTCGACATCAGGCGCAACTGAACTCGCCGATCCGACGGCGCAAGCTCTGTTTCAATACCTCTGGCAGAAAGATCCTAATCTGACTGTATCGGGCGGCCGCGGCGCGACATCATTGGCGGACTGGACAGCAAATAAGCGACTGACATTGCCGGATGGCCGATCACGTCTGATAGCAGCGCTTGACGGCATGGGAAATTCCAATGCCAATAACTGGCAAAATGTGACGTTTACGACGGGGAATGCCACGACGTTAGGATCTCTTGGCGGTCGAACAAATACAAGCATAACACTGACAACCTCTAACCTGCCGCCATACACGCCATCCGGAACCTTGTCTATCACGGCTCATGTTGGCGTAAGGAATATCGATAATTATAACATTATTGGCGGCGCTGGGATTCCGGTTGTGATCACAGGCGGCTCCTCTCCTGTTGTTTTCGATTCTTATTCGTTTTCTGGAACAGCCCAGGGAGGCATATCGTCACCTTTCAATGTCTGTCCGCCTATCCTGTTATTCACTGTCTATATGAAGCTATAGCCATGACCTATTACGGCTACATCTCGGCGCCTGCATCGAATCGGGCGGACTGGATCGAAACATGCATGGTGTTGGATAACGACACCGGGGATCCGATCGACCTGTCCGTTGCCAGCATCACCATGACGGTGATCAATAGCAAGCGCAACCCGAACGCCTACATGAATTCCGGTTATTACGGCCGCTATGATCCTGGCGTTATCATCCTGCGCGGGTCGACCGGCACGGGCGAAATCGTGGTGGTAGACCTCGGCACATTCCAGTGGCATTTCACGGCTGCGCAGATGAACAGCCTTCCTCAAGGCGAATACTCGATCGGCATCAGGCTGACGCAGGATGATCAGACAATGCAGCTTGTTATCGGCGCCTTGTCAGTTATGGAAGGGATTGATTGCCAATGATTCGATGCATTAGCATGGGAGACAGAGCATGACCCTCCCTCTTAGCATTAAAGTAAAAGTTTTACCTCGATTCCCCGCCCAGGTTATCGGTCGCGAAGGAATTGCTGTTACCAAGACTAACGGAATTTACTATTTCGATCTGGATTATACCGATCTTGGGCCTGTAACATCGGTTCCTCCTAACAGTTACACGGCCATTTGGGACAGCGTTAACAATATCTATAAAGTTATTCCGCTTTCCTCGTTTACCTATGTCGAGGCTCCCAACGACGCAAATACATATGGTCGCCATGCATTGACATGGGTACCGGTTTTGACGGATGCGCCATCAGATTCGAATCTATATGGACGTAAAAACGGAACATGGACGGTTGTTCCTGGGGGAATGGGAGATGCTCCTTCTGACGGAACTTATTACGGTCGACAAAACGCGGTCTGGGTGAATGTTGCGCCAATCAACAGTCCGACTTTTACCGGCACGCCGGCGGCGCCGACCGCAACGGCCGGGACCAATACAACGCAACTAGCTACGACGGCATTTGTTCAATCCGCCATTGGCACGCCTGGCGTCGTTCCGGTCAATGCCCAATCCGTTAATTACACGGCAGTTTTGGCAGATGCAGGCAAGGCCATCTATCATCCCATTGCCGATAACAACGCTCGCACTTTCACCATCCCTGCCAATGCCAGCGTGGCCTATACGATCGGCACGGTGATCTCGTTCGTGAATTTGATCAATACCGTCACGATCGCCATCACGACCGACACCATGTATCTCGCCGGGACCGGTACAACGGGATCGCGGACGCTAGCGGCCTATGGCTGCTGCACGGCGATGAAGGTCGATACGACTACGTGGGTGATCAGTGGGACCAACTTGACATGAAGCCGATCTCGCAGCCGTTGTTGTGGAAAGGTGCGACGGCGGCAGTCGCCTGCAATACGACATGGAGTCCTTCTGACAAGGCCGCAGGCATTACATTATCTGGCAGTAATCTTATTGCCACCGCCAGCACCAGCGGCGATATGGCGGTGCGTTCCTTCAACTCGTTCAGCAGTGGTAAGCACTATTTCGAGATAACGATCGGAGCAACCTATACCGGTGGTGATACAGGTCCCGGTATTTGCACATCTGCTGCAAACATCAACACAGTCGGTGTCAATGCGACGCAGGGGTTCATTGTCTATCCTTCCGGCAACATTTATTACAATGGTTCCGTACAGGGGATTGCCACAGGTGCTATTGCCACAAACGATGTTCTTCAATTCGCTGTTGATCTAACCAATAAGCGTATCTGGGTGCGGATCAACCGTGGTGGTACGTTGTTCAACTGGAATGGCACGGTTGGAGCCGATCCAGCTACCAATACCAGTGGGTTCGATATATCGTCCCTGTTTACTTCCAATGCTGCCTATCCGTTCCAGGCATTCGGTCCAAGTGCATCCGGCTCGACCTCGACGGCCAATTTTGGTGGATCGGCATTTGCCAGTTCACCACCGTCCGGGTTTACCGACTGGTGTGGACCTGCTCCAACTACATATCATGCTCCAGCAGTTCATTTAGACGGATCGACGTGGCTTACAAACAGCAGTTTGATCACTCCATCCAGCTCATTATTTTCTGCGGTGTTTTGGTTCAAAACAAATAATTCGGCTATTGAAGCCACATTGTATGTTGTCGATCCCAACAACTATGTAGTTCCTTATTTTGATATTCACAATGGCACGCTTGACATCGAGTTAGGCTCTTTTCCTAACGCGGGGAATGATGAATATATAACAAGTACTTCAACTTCCTATATCGATAACCAATGGCATTCTGTAATCCTTACAATCGACGCAAGCACTTCTGCTCCCAAGAAAGTTAAAATTTATATTGATAATGTTGATGTAATGGGAAGTTTGAGTTCTTCCAACAGCACTGGCGGATCTTATCAAGTTCTGGGTAATGGTTACTTAGCTCAGATTGGATATGACAATACCGGTTCTGGTGGATTTTTCATAGGAGACATTTCCGACTTTCGGGTGTTCTACGGAGTATGTTTGCTTGATGGGACTGGAAACATACCTTTGGCAACGCGACAGTTATTTGTGAACGCCAGCGGGAAGCCGGTTGATCCAGCAGTAGCCACTGCGGCGTTGGGAACGGCAACCATCCTGTTGAGTGGAAATGCGAGTACCTTTGCAACGAATCAAGGGGCTGGGGGTGCTTTTGCCATAACTGGCGCATTGAGCAATGCAACAACAAGTCCCAGCGACTGAGGGTGACCGAGGAATTTGATGCACACCGCCCAGATCATCCTGTCCCTTCATCTGCTGGTGCTGCATGGACCGAACGGCCAGGAGATCGACGTCAATCCGAACGAAATTACATCGCTACGTGAACCACGGCAAGGATCCGATGAGCATTTCGCCAAGGGCGTTCGCTGTCTGGTCAGGATGACCGACGGTAATATAAACACTGTCGTTGAAGAGTGCCGTGCCATCAGAGAGATGATTGAAGCCAAGGAGGAGTAATGGTGAGAATTGTCATCAGTTCTGGCCATGGCCTGCATATCCGTGGCGCTTCAGGGATCATCGACGAAGTCGATGAGAGCCGTCGGGTTGTTGAAGAGGTTGCCAATGTGCTTGGTAACCTTGGTGCTGATGTTGTTACTTATCATGATGACGTAAGTACGTCGCAAAATGAAAATCTGAATCGAATTGTAGATTTCCATAATTCACAACCTCCGCACGATTTAGACGTGAGCTGCCACTTCAACGCGTTCGAGCCAACCGATAAGCCTATGGGCTGCGAGGTTCTCTATGTCTCGCAACTGGACCTGGCCGATAACCTGTCCTATGCGATGTCGAAGGTCGCCGGATTCGTCAATCGCGGTGCCAAATATCGTGATGATCTGTTTTTCCTGAATTCCACTGCCGAGCCAGCCGTGTTGATCGAAGTCTGCTTTGTCGATTCGACCGCCGATTGCGAACTCTACCAGCAGCATTTCAATTTCCTCTGCTACACGATCGCCCGAACCTTGGTCGGAGAGAATTTCGAAGCCGAAATGCCGGACGAGTTGCCAGAAGAAGGATCAATCGACGGCTATTTTACCGCGCGAGGCAAATGCTCACATTTCGGCGGCCCAGATGACGAAGGCGTCAGTCCCGACGAAGGGCTGGCTTTCATCTATGACTACGAACAGCGCCCTGACCTGTTCCTGGACCAACAACCGCCTGGGACCACCGGTCTGGCGCGCCGGCTAAATCCTGATGTCTTTTATCTGGCTTGTCGTTGGGATTACGATGTCACGCCAAAAGACATGCTGGACGATGCCGATTTGCAGGCTCTAGTCAAGGCAACAAAGACCGGCAGAAGCGCCTATGCTTGGCCGGCTGATTGGGGACCACATGGCGATACCGACCGGGTGGCGGATCTCAGTCCCGGACTGATGGAATATCTGGGGATAACGACCGATGATGACGTTGAGGTTATTTACCCTGCACCCCGAGAATATGGTGCCGACGTCTGACCTGGTCTGGATCGTCGTTACGGCCACGTTCCTCGTTGTTGTCACCTGTTTACTTCTGGAGGGATTCAATGGCAGCAATCGCAATTAACATCCTGTGGGTGCTCGTTGCCCTCGTCATCCTATGCCTTGTCGTGTGGCTGGCCTTCTGGGTCCTGGAACAAATGTCAGTACCAGTGCCAGAAATTATAAAGAAAGCTGTCTGGATCATCGTCCTGCTTATCGCCGTAATTTTCCTGATAAGTGCCCTGACGGGAACGGGGGTGCATTCATTCGGGTGGAGATAGAGAATGGATGATGACGGGGACTATGAATATCGCTTTGGCAAGAACGACAATTACGACCGATTCAACCTCAAGCCGATCTACCGGCCTGCCTTGCACCTGTTCGGTTTGGCAGCTCTGATGTGGGGCGTGCTGATCATCATCATTTTGATCGCGATGTGGTTGCAGAATATATAAAATGAGAACCGTCTTTTCCGGCAAGCGCAAGCACCTTTGGCGAGATACTTATTACATTCGCGTTTATGACGTGGATGGAATTTACCGTTATTCGGCTCACTATAGCCGGGAAGAACGGGAAAGATTCGAACAGATAGCTCTTGAAAATTCCCAAAGAGATGTTCCTTTCAAGGCATGGGGATCTCCTCGCGAAGCCATATCCATCTATCGAATCAATGTCATTAAAAAGCCCTCCTGGCAGGGGCATCGCCAGGAGGGCAAATCAGCAAGTCAACTTGGACAAATGCTTGCTGATAAAGTCAAACGCATACGCAACTGAACTGATTTTCTTTCTTATGGCGTATGATTCGTGAATCCACCTCCCACATTGACCCCCGTCCCTGCGCCGGCACCGACAAAGCTGCCGCCGCCGCCAAGGATACCTCCAGCCAAACCACCGGCAGCACCAAAATTATTGGTCTGACCGATGCCCGCCGAGAGCCCACCAACCGGAGTCGCAACCGCAACACCAGCGGAGGTACCAGCGCTCACGCCAGCCGCACCAACCACTGCGCCGCCGAGACCGTGAGAGGTGGTAGCCCCCGCGGCGGTACCGATATTAGTGCCGCCAGAACCGGCAACCGCCAGCGTAGACGCTGCATTGGCCGAAGAAACGCTGAGTACCAATGCGAGGATAGATACTCCAAAGATAATTTTCTTCATGTTAAGACTAATCCTTCTTTGGTTCAGCCGCAGCGACCGCTGAAGCTGTCGTTCCAGCAGCAACGGCTGGAGCCGGAGCTGCTGGTTTCTTCGAAGCGATACTGTTACGCGGCTTCGATGAACGGTGGGCGACGTTCATGGGTGGCTGGCCATCCCAATGCATGCACTTTTGTGCAGGCGCGTCGTAATTATTGCAGAGTTGCTCTTTGCCAGTTTTTCCATTCACTAGCAAGATCGAACCATCATTGGCCGAGGCAATGGCTCTGGCGGAAAGGATGGCTTGCGGCCGAACAGCGACCGGAGCCACCCCATACTCGGTCTGAACCGGTATGTAGAGCGCGCAAACCTCCGGCATTGACCGATAGATATCTGTCTGGAGGCATAACCTCGCCACAGCCGCACGGCGCAAACCCATAGCCCATAGAGTGCGGCTATCAAGACGAGCAGCGCACCCGGGATCAGGAATACTGCCGCCACCAGTAAGACCCGTTCCGAGCCATGAGGCACCGACGCTAACCGATCCGAGACAGGTTTCGAGACCTGCAGCTGCCAGGCCTGGCGCAAAGACGGCCGGAACATTGGAAACCGAGCCTGAGTTGTGAACGCTGGTGACATTGGAGGTCGTGGCTGGAGCGCCGCCAATGCTGACATTGCCTCCGGCAGCCACAGCGGTGCCTCCTGTCGCATTGGAGCGGCTGTTGGCTCGACCACCTGCTCCTCCCGCACCACCCTGGCCGCCTTGGCCCGAGATCGCAACCGCGCCTGCCGTCGATTGTGAGCTTGAGATGCCGACACCGGTCGCGTTGGATGTGGCGTTGGAGCTGCCAACCGGTGCCGGATGCTGATGAGGGACTTGGGCAACCTGCTCATTTCCGGCCCACACAGAGCCATTTACTGCCACTGTGCAGATGGCAGCAATCCAGATCTTTTTCATGTGCGAAATTCCCCTTTGAAGTGTGATGCGTTTTGAAGTAGCCTATTCCCTATGACTGATTCGTTGGCATTACGCTAGTGTTTTTTTGCAACAGTTGAAAGAAAGTTGGAGAAATGAAATGAGTGATAAGAAAACTGCCTATTGGACGCAATATCAACTGACTCTACTGGCAAAATCAATAGCACGTGGTTATAGGGGAAAGCCAATCACTGGAAAGAATGCACAGGCTAGAGCGCGAAACTTCCTGGATGAATTGGGAATCGATTGGAAAATCGACGTAGATATTGCAGAACAGGAAATGGAAGAACAATGAGAAAATGGACGACTGACGACAAGGCACTGGTCGAGAAGCTTTGGCGGGAAGGGCATACATCTACCAAGATCGCCGCAATGATCGGCATCACACGCAACTCTGTCATCGGAAAGATCAGACGCATGGGGTTACAGGGATTACAGGGATCGGATGAGCCGGCTCATCCGAAGTCAGAGCCAAGTGTCATCCTTAACGCGCCGAGGATCGTGCCGGCAATCAAGCATACCAGACGCAAGCTCAGACGCCAGCTTCCCAATCATTGCCCGATCTCGGTCCTCAAACTAACTGATCAACGCTGCCATTTCCCGGTAACGCCGGACCATACCAGATATCATCTGTTCTGTGGTGCACCGAGCCGAGAAAAATCACCGTATTGCTCGCATCATCATGCGATGTGCTATTATGAAATGAAGCAACGATGAGGAACGAAAACGATGAATCCAGATGACATTAAAAAACTAGCTGCGGAGACCTTTAAAAAGCAGGAATACGTTCGCATGCTCGAAATGATGAACACACCAATCGATTATGAGGAACGAAAACAAGCTTTTATTGAATTGCAATTAGCTCGTTACGAGGCGAAGGCAAGATGAACAATGATCATGTAGCATCTTGTCCATATTGCAAAAAACCTGTCAGCTACAAATGGGATGGAGGATTTGTGTCCGAGCCACACAATGTTCTCATCGCCGATTGGGTCTTCCATACAGAATGTTGGGATGAAATGTGCAAGGAAGGAGATTGAAATGCCTCCCGTCAGTCAACAACAGTCAATATCTTTTAGGCGGACCATATAGTTTGTATTTCCAGCGCTGAAAGCACGCGGTGCATAAGCCATGTCCTTCGTGCTTTCTCTCTCTGGTTTTACATCCTTTACACTGGCTGAATTTTTTAGACCATCCTTCAAATTTGTGATGAAGTTTACTGTGATCTGAATGAGTCAACAGCTGAAGATTTTCTAGTCTGTTATCGAGAGTATCGTGGTTTTTGTGATGAACATGTTCCGACCGCAATAAAGCACGACCGAGATGCTTTTCCATTAGATGACGATGCTCAAAGCGCCAGCCTTTACCACCTGGACCAACTTTTATCTGTCGATATGGCAATGTTGGAGTTGAAAAATGAATGCGAGTACTACCAAGAGGCAAATGATCCAATGCACCGACTGGTAAAGCTTTCATCCGTTTGCCCCAGTCCTTGTTACCATGACCAGGCACAAATTTAGTATAACACTGCACTCGCCCATTACGAGTGTATTTGATAGGCGCAAGATGTCCGCAACCGCATGCGCAAATATTTTGCTCTCTGGTTCGTTGACCTTTTCTCATAAGACATTTAACATACCACTAGAAACGGAGATGTCAAATGCCCCCTGTATCGATCGCCCAAAGGAAGGCCATGTACGCCGCAGCAAGCGGCAAGAGCAATATCGGAATTCCGCAAAAAGTCGGCAAGGAATTCGTCGCGGCCGACAAGCCAGGAAAACTGCCAGCGCGAGTTCATGAAGGCAAGAAATATCCACCACTATCATCACTAAAAAAGAAATAAAAAAAGACCGGATCTCCGAAAGGGTCAGACGGAGATCCGGTTTGAAGCATCACACTGGAACTGAAGCGAGAAAATACTATCAGATCATCTTGTGAAAAACAACCTTACTCAGCCTCGTCTAAAGAAGCTTCTTTTAGCACTAATATCCAAATACCACAATGAGCCAAAAATTTGACCGTTGCCTCCCCTCGTTAACCTTTGTATCTTTCTTGCTATATCCCTCCAGGTAGTGTAGGTTAATGACTATGGCAGAAAGTGCAGAAAAATTCCTTGAAAAAGTCGAACAGTTCATCGCCAAGCATGAAATCGCGCCATCGACATTTGGGCGTATAGCGATGGCTGACCCGAGTTTCGTTTTCAAACTGCGACAAGGGCGGTCACCCTCCTTGGATGTTTTCGACAAGGTTAGCGCTCTCATGGCGCAACCGGCACTTATCAAGAAACTGCTCAAGCAGGACATTGAATGAGACAGCATCCTGAACAGAAATTGCAGGAGAGCATCAAGCAATTCCTGGACATCAACATCAAGCCGGATCTGATCTGGTATGCGGTGCCGAATGGTGGACTGCGCAATCCGGTCGTCGCGGCCAAGCTGAAGGCGGCCGGCGTATTACCAGGTGTTCCAGATCTGCATTTCGTGTTGGATGACGGTAAGAGCGCCTATCTGGAATTGAAA